ATGTATGTAGGCTTCAATTGCCTGGGCGTGTGACTGTATTACGTCCTGAGAATTAGAGGGGATACCTTTTGTTTTTACGTTAACAGTAGATGAGCTACCTCTTAAATGCTTTGGGCGGTCCATCAAGTACCCGTCGTAACCTCTTGATTCAAAGTATCTTGCAATACCGTATTTGTTATTTTCTATGAGTAGAGGATAACCGTAAAAAAAGGCGCACATAAGAACGTCTTCATAAAATATGCTAGCCAAATCTGGCCTAGAAGCGTATTCTACCACAAACATATTTGAAGGACGGTTTAGGCTGAACTTATTGTACATGTGAAGAGCTCCTTTTGACCCTCTTCCGTCCACTGTAGCGTCCAAATCGTAAGAGTCAACGCCGCCGCAACCATAATTTACAAAAGGGGGTACTTTTTTCCCTCTTTCTTCTTTTAATACATTTCTTTCGCTTGGTTCTGGCATCCACGCTACACGAAACCTACCGTTTGGAGTAGGGGAAAACACAACTTCTTTGTCTTTTTTTTTCCAAGTGAAGTTGCCTACCACCACAGGATTAGGATATAGTTCCTCGTTGTGCTCAATCTGCTGGTAAATTTTACCGATATTGAACAAGCTCCCTTCGATACTGTCTCTAAACGCTTCGTCTTCAGTAAAAGGAAACTGGCGAGTGACCTCATTTAACTCTGAAGGGTTGTCTTTGAATGACTTGCGTTCGTTTTTCAAATAGGTTTTGCTACCGATATCAATAATCTCACCGTCGATACCGATTATGCCACCATGTATGTGTACGCTTTCGGATTCTGGGTCCTCTACTACTGCATTACCGTACTGATCGAAGAAACCCTCTAAAGCTTCGTATGCGGGGATGAAGATGCGGTAAAGCCCAGAACGTGTACGTCCGTTATTATTGCGTTCATTGGGGTCAGAGTCATACCACAGTCCCTTATATTCTTCTCCGCCTTTATCCATGGGATTCACTGTACTTCCAACCAGCGCTTTCCCCACTACCTTCTTGCCTACGATAAGACAAGTACGCTCGATGCGCCACGCCTCGCGTATATCAGTAGGTTTCTCCCACTTCCCCGCCTCATCGAGGTACAGCATATGCAGCTTCTCACCGTCATATGCGTTATTCGTGGTGTTCTTCCAGTTAATTACACTGTTGAGGGCATCGCCGCGCTGGGAAGTCTTGTTGTTCTTGGTAATGCGTTTTGATGGCTCACGAAACGCCAGCTCCATACGCGGGTTGGTAGTACCGTCCTGAATAGGCTTGAAGAAAAATGGGTAGCCTCTAAAAATAGAGACTACTTTCTTCATGAAAATATTCTCTTGCGCGTCCTTACCAGTCTTCGACTGAATGCCGAGAAGCTTCTCTTTAACTTGACTAGCCTCGTCAACAAGGACAGCAGAGCATACATTAGTGTAGCCAGAACGACGACACTTAGTATAAAGCTGACCGAAACAACGAGGATCAACTTCGCACGTAGCCATGTGGAGAAAGATTTCTCTCTGGAAAGCAAGGTATGATGGATATCCGATATCAATTTTAGACCATTGTAAAAACATATAGTGTCGCCCTGTAATATACGTAGGGACCCCATTATTGTAAAACCATACACCGTCGCGCCTACGCTGAAACTCTTGTTCGATGTAAGAATGAAACTTCTTGCGAAACTCGGCAGGTTTTTCGAGCCACTCATCCATACTCCGTATCCTACGCAGCTCCTCTGGCATAGGTATCCTCTGCCACAATTGCATTGCCTTTGATAGGTCATGGAAGAGAATCTGCGATCGGGGTGGTTTTTTTGGAAGTACCACGAGTAGCCCGTGGAGCTCAATAACTTCTCCTTCTGTACCGTTAGGGTCGATCTTAATCCCTTTAGTTTCATATCCGTCTATGTCAATCAATACAGACATTAGTAGCTTTGACCATGAGGATTCATGCGCCCTAAATTGGCGACCCCTGTTTTTGGGTTAGTAAGCTGCATCTGCTCACCGCATTCGCATTGACCTTCCACATAGTAGGTCTCCCCGTCTTTTACTTTCATAGTAAGTGATCGCTCAAAGCGTTCCTTACCACATTCTGGACAATGTAAGTCTGGCATTACTAAGAGTTTAGAATAAATTGCATTGACAATAGCGCCCCGACGGTGTAGCCTGCGGAGCTAGACAAAGCTAAATAAAATCTCCCTCTCCATGTTTTCTCATCGGCTACATACCCAGCAAACGGGAGAGCGATGAATGGACCCATAAACGCCCAGAACATAGTACTCGCCATGTCTTTATCAGCTACAGAGCTGATATACATAGTGCTGCCTATTTCTAAAGCTAGAGCTGAAAGAAAGATAATTGGATATTTTTTATTTTTTTTCATTTGATTTAATTTGTACACCCGACAGGATTCGAACCTGTGACCGTCTGCTTAGAAGGCAGATGCTCTATCCAGCTGAGCTACGGGTGCATGTGCTCCCTCTAGGACTTGAACCTAGGACCTACCGATTATGAGTCGGGCGCTCTAACCTTCTGAGCTAAGAGAGCAATTCCATACATAAACATTCCAACAATCATTAAAATGTTTGGTTCGATCGGGATTGGTTCGTGTTCTTCGCACCACCACGGTGGGTTAGGCGTGTTACATGGGTTAAAATGTGAGGTGCCATCCACACCACTACTCCACTCATGAGTCCATTCATCGCTGTAATAATCTATAGTCGAAGGGTAGTTAGTTAGAGTTCCGTCCTGCTGGGGCATCGTAGATAATGTTGAAGTCTTCCTTTAAATAACCAGCCGTATCTGACTGATTATCAAAATTATAATCGTCCCAGTAGATAAGTCCGCTAGCTTTACTTTGAGAAGCGCTCTGCAAAGCCTCCTGAGTAATCTTTGTCTTGTTCGATTTCTCCATTTGTCTGTAACTCTTTAACCATTTGTTCTAATCTCTGGCGCTCTACCAGAAGTTCTTTGCAGTCAATAGCTGTTTGCTTGATAGATTGTAGTTCAGCTTTGCGAGCAGAACCACCAGCTTCAGGATCGACAGGCTTCTTTATCTCTTCGATCATATTGTTAATAGCTACCTCCATGCTTTGCATGAGTCTTTCGGCGGCGCTTATGGTGGTAAACTTACGCTTCGACATACAGTAGATCATCTACACGGGTTCGGTAGTATTCGTTCCCGTCTATTTTTATTCTATAGTCTCTATTTTCCTTAAACCCTACTACATCTCCGACTTTTAATCCTATTTCTTCCAGCCAAGGAGCTTCAAACGCGACTCTCCCTTTAGTGACAGAGTTTTTGTTAAGTTTGACAACTTCGATAATACCAGATTGCTCCTCTTCTGGTTCTTCCACTGGCTCAAGGAGCGACCACCCGCCGAGAGGATGTACCTCCCCAGTCTTTGAAGACTTGTAACCAATAGCTTGATTACCAACGGTGTAATCAGGATTATATTGAACAATATAATGATTGTCTTCACCAGTAAGAGGCTGGCCGCGATCAATAACAACGTGATGATGGAAGTAAAGCGTATCCCCCACTTCGACTCCATGATCGTATTTAAACGGGACCGCAACGACGGGCCCTTCTGTAACTCTGTTTTCGAATTCGTCATATTTAGTGCTTATGTAAAGTTCTAAGCCGCTATCGGTCACTATTGTGTCGTTAAGCGTTTTTTCAAGCTCAACAACAAACAGGTCGAAAGTTCTCATTAATTAAAAGTTTAAGTCAAATTCAATTACGCACGACATTTCATCTATCGCCTTCCACAAAGATAATCCATCTTCATTTTCGATGTATATTAAATACCGCTGTTTTCCGTATTTGTGGAGTTGTCTTTCGTCTTCGACTATAGCTGACACTTCTCCAGTACCTGCTCGCATACCGACATAATAAGCCATGCCGTTTTTAGGGTCTTTTCCGACCACAATTTTTCTAATAAGTCCTTCCATTAATTCAGAGATATACCTAAATCACCAAGGAGATCGTCCAGGTTTATATCGTCATCATCCTTGTAGGCGCCATCCATGACCTGCTTCAAAGCCTCTAGTTCTTCTCGGTTTTCTAGATTAAAGCTATACATGGTTTTCATCTCTGCGTGGTCTGAACCACTTTCTATTGCCTCATGGTCGATGACACCGATTACGATAGAAGCGAGAGTTCTTTCTTTCATATCGAAATCATCTATCGTTTCCTCCATCTTCTTGACGAGGGAGTACATTTCGGCAAAGAAGAGGGTGTCTTTAGAGTTCATGATGTAAATTTGTTTAATTCAAATATACGACACATTTTATATGCCTAAATCAACAGTTAAAAGAACCAGGATGTTTAGGGAGGTGTCGAAACTCCCTTCTCGTTTTGTAAAACAGAACTATCTAAAAAACCTGAGAAGCGCCACAAACGAGTTTTTAGAAAGCAACCCAGAGCTAACCAAGTCTTATTTGCATTTGCTTTTATTTGTGTACGACTTAGAGTTCTTTACTATAGCTTGGTTGGCAGACAATTACGAGATGAACAGAAAGAACTTAGCTGATCGCATGATATACCCGCTGGTTGCAAGTGGATACCTCTACAAGCACTTCGATAAGTTGTCTCCTTCTCAAACCAGAGAAGACCATTTGTTTAGAGATGAGACTAAATTTAATTATCGAGTGAGATATGCGCTATCTCAAAGAGGAAGAATAGCGGTGCAGCGCTTCTACAACACTTTAAACTGACCAGCGTCTAACATTTTTAGCTCTTCGAATCTTTCTAAAAGCTTGCTTCTGTCTTCATACGCTGGGTAAACGCTTCCTCGTTTGCGCATATATGATTGATAGGAGTGTATGTTTTGCGAGTCCTTTATATCGAAACAGTCGTCTGGCTCTGAGCTTATAGTCTTTATAACGTCGGTACCCCACTTATTTGTGAGGGCTTTGTTTACCTTCCCGTCAAAATTAAACGTCTGGCCCTCGGAGTACAACCCCCTAAAGTTTACAGCGTTGCTCAGAGACCAGTTAAGATAGAACTGACCAGCAGAACATAGGTGAATGGCTTTCCTGGTTTTAAAAGTACACGTCTCTTCTTCGTCTTTAGAGGAGTGGACGATGGTAAACTTACTTGTACCAAAGCTAACTTCTTTAGGACCCTCTAACACCCTGATGCATTTGTCCCAATAAGCGTCGGAATGAATATTATTGCTACCTAGCCAGCAGAGGTAGTCCGTTTCTTTTAATAAGGCTTGTTGCCAGACAAAAGAAAACTTTTTATACAACGGGTCATTGGCCATGTACATATGCTCAAGCCCTAACGACTCCGCATACTCTGACTGCTTTAGGTCATCCCCCACTACAATACCAACAGATTGATGTCCAGCCTTATTGAACTTTTTTATCACTTTTGCCATGTGCCACATAGACATCCTAGTAAGTTCAGGACGACCGTGATACAGCATAAAAAAACACACCGTTCTTAGGTTCATCTTCCCTGACCTCTATATGCTTTTTTGTAGTTTTTGCTACGCTTGTTCTTAGACGTCTTTGTCTTGGCGTGTACCCCAGGGCGGTTTACATTGGTGTCCCGTGGGGCAAAATTATTTACTTGTTTAGCCATTAACTAAGTGGAGTGTAAGAAAGCTCGATTTTATCTATATAAATAGTGTCCCCCGTACCAACCGTATCGTTGGTTGTAAAAAATAGCAAGAAAGTATCCGCACTAAAAGCACTGCCCGTGTTTGTCTGAAAACTCCAAGTCAACCACTGATCAGTGCCAGAAATAGAAGTATTATCTGTGAAGTTGCCCGAAAAACCAGCTCTGTCCAAGGTATTGATGGTTGTGTTGTCAGATGGGATATAAAACGTTACCCTTGCGTAAATATCCTTATTGGCTTGAGAGGGCCAAGACTCGCTTGTCGTTGGGCTATCGCTAAGATCTACGCCAAATATAAAAGTAGAGTCTGTAGTTGAATCATCAACAGCTTTTAAGGAGTTTCTAGAATCAAAAGAAACCTGAGTCAAAGTTATGTCTCTGCCAAAAGGATCAAATCCCTCAATTGACGAGTCAAAGTCAAAAGTTGCGCTAAAATCGACAGGAGACATAGGTGCTACATCCCTGTTTAAACCTTTTCCTAAACCTAACATACAGCAAAGATAGTTAAATAGACTTATAATACACCCTGCCTTTCTCGTCTCTGTACGCCCTCCTAAGCTGTTTTCTATTTTGTCCCGCCTCTTTATAGGATACATGCACCCAGTTAGGTTCGTCATCATCCCCGAACTCCCAGATCATCTGATCCCATTCTAGGTTATTCTTGATGTAATTGAAGATCTCTGCGTTCGTTACCTTCCCGTAGATATCTGCGTCGATATCGAGAGCCTCCCCAATCATATGCTGAGAGTACTTACTCCCGCCGATGGCTTTGTTTAGCTCTTTGCATCGATAACCTGAGCTCACACCGATCGGTACCCCGAAGTGATCGCGCACAGGCTGGAATATATTATCGGCTACGGCACGCAGGTTATTAATCTCCCACTGTTCAGGGGTATTGTTTATCCCCAGGCGTGTTGCCGTATTTGACTTTATCGCTTCTTTTAAAGAGAGGTTTTTGCTTAATTTCATTTCGATTTGCCACCCAAGAAGGGTCGATTCGTTTGATACGAGGGTTGTGGTAAAATTTTTTCAATCTATGATTGAATATAGCAAAGTTAGAAAAAAAATTTGGATCGAATGAATTTGTATCGTATATTGAGATCAGCAAACCCAATTTACGAAACAATTTAAAACAGTTATTTGCTATGAAAAATTCAATCTTAACCCTCTGCCTGTTGTTTGCAGGTGTAACCTTTGGTCAGTCTGATCTATTGTTTGAGCAGAACTTCCGTGCATTCAATTGCAAGGCAGATTCTATTGTAATCTACAAGGTATCTGATGATGTGTACAATGCTCCTTTCCGATTCCTTCGGGTCATGCAGATTAGCCAGATGGAAGTTTTTGACAGGGGCAATGCTTTTAGCGTAACCCACGGAAGTAAAGTAAATCAATCCTTTGATGAGTTCGGTGTTTACGCCATTGAAGTCTTTGAAGACGGTGAGGTTTCAGCGCCTACGTTCTTTCAATTGGATAAGCGCTTACTTAATACCGTGCCTCGAACGGTAAAGGTAGGACACGACGACATCTACTACTACTACATTCAATAAAAAAGGGGCGAAAGCCCCTTTTTTTTTATCTCTTAATTAACCTTTTTCTCGGTGTTGATCTCATTTGTCTGGTTTTTCTTCCAGCGCGTTGAGTAAGAATTGGTTTTGGTCTTTCTTTCCCTCCTTTAGGTGGGCTCTTTATGCCTTTTGCTGGGGCGGGTCTTTCTTTATCTGGTCGGTATTTAGCCGTAACCTTCTTTTGACCTCGATACTTATCTAGCATCTTAGATGCCTTTAATGCCTTTTCAGAAGCTTTTTTATTTCCAGCTGCTTTTTGATCCGCAGCTTTTCCCTCAGCGGCTCCTATAGTATACGCTTCGTCTCTTGTCATTCCAGCCTTTTTAGCAACTCTCTCAAGGCGGCTTCCTCTTCTCTTGACCTGACCTTTTCTCAAAGACTCTGATCCTACGGTATCGCTGTACGCTGTTCCTCTTTTGCCTGTTGACTTTGATTCTGCGAGAGCTTGACGTTTTGCTTTAGCGATAGCTTCTTTTCGCTCACCTTTTAGAATCCGACCCCTGTACTCTTCGGGTTTTCTAACTTTCCCTCCATTCTCCATGGAGCCATATACTGTTTTCTTTGCTTTCATATTATGTAGTTGCTATAAACATTTCTAGTTCGCAAGCAGCTGTATTGGCTTTTGCGTAAATGGCGTCCACCGCAGCGATCGTCCCCACACTAGAGGTTCCTGTAGCGTCGGCGTACATCTGTGAGTTGCCGAGGATGAACGTCTCCCCAGCTTCTAGTTTTGTGTAATACTGTTGCCCATCGACTGAATTAACCACCCTGAGCTGTATGTAGTTAGTATCGTCGAGGTTTGTAAACCTCAAGTGTTTAATTGATCCGTCTACATACGTACCAGCAGCCAGCGCTGAGTCAAACAAAATGACAGATTGCTCTGTAGTGGCTACATCGATAATGCGATGCTCTGCTTTGTTTATCCCAGCTACAGACAAGAAGTTTTCATTCCCCATGTCTTTACCGTTGAGGACGAGTTCTTCTTTGATTGTAACCTTGAGTGTAGCCATTACTTACGTCGCGATCTTAGTTTGCGCTTCTTCTTGGTTGGCGGAACAGCGATCTTATCAGATGATCTCTTAAGGGTTTTATCCATGGGGACACCACTGTCGATCTTCTTAGGATCGATAGGCTTGAGCTTCTTCAGCTTTCTTCCAAACCTACCCATGCCTGAAATATCTTTCGGCGCACCCATGAGACCGCCTTTCTTATAGGATTTTTTTGCTTTCATACCTGCAAATATAAGTTATTTATTTTTTCCTCCGCGTGCCCTCCTATCGCCTGGGGAGTCCGTCTTGCTACCTCGATTAGAAGAGGCGCTCTTAAAACCTACGATCCTTCCACCTTTGTGGTAAGCATCCTTTCCGTCACCATTTCCGTCGGTTCCGTGTTCCCTATTGTACTTAAGTAGTTTCGCTCGCTTTCTCTTGGCCCTGCCACCAGAATGAAACTTCTTGTACTCTTCTTTGTAGTTCCGTTTTACGAGCCTCATAATGCAAATATATACTAGACAGATTTATGGCTTATTCAGCTCACTGGTTATGTTTGATTGACGCTTCGTAGTTTCTGTTTTGTTTGTCCCAGACAAACCCTTTAAAGTAGCTTCTTAGTTTCTAAAAACAGCTTCGAAGCTTTATCGCTAACAGAGCTTTTGCGAAGTTACAGCTTTTTTTTTAAAAATGCAACCCCTTTGTGCACGAATACATGATTAATAAAATGACTGATTTCCAGTTAATTAGAAGATGTTCTGGTGGTTCGTTGATAACTCTGTTGATTTCTCTCTCGCCAAAAACGTCAGAAATGGCAGATCAGGGTTAAAAAACTGTGTAATACAGAGGGTGGGGATTATATATAGTATAGACCACTTGGAACTACGTTCCAAAACCGACTTTTCGACCCCCCTCCCTCGAAACCCTATGGGGTTTCGCTATACTTTTTAGCTTTTAGTAGCAAGCTTACAGCTTGATACTAAGGGGGTTGACCTCGGTTGATAAATCAACCGCTGGAACTGACAGCAGGTAAACTGCTGAGACTGAGGTCGGGACAGTCCCCCACCTCGACCTATGGTCGAACCACAAGCCTTCATTTATGAAGGCTCAGTAGCAGTTTAAGAAACTGCTAACAAGTGGCTCAAAATCAGCGGCTTGACCTAACCGTGCAGGAGCATCTTCGATGCCGTGTGCAGTTAGCTACCAACCGCAGGAATCTCCTACGGAGATCACAGGAGTTGGAGAAAGTAGATATAGATTAGAATAAGAATGGAATTCTGTGAATTCTTATTCTAATCTTAATATCTAACAGTTATGGCAAACACCATCAACCACTCTGAGTTGCTGAAAGCAACTAAAAAGGCTGTAAACAGCCTGATGTTCAACCCTTCTGCTTCTAAGAAGCAGTTGGCTGTCGAAGCTTTAGCTTCGTTGTCGGAGTTCATCGACTCCATCGATGCTCCGAAGGAGCAACCGAAGCCAAAGGCTTCGAAGTCAAAGAAGAAGCCAAAGGCTTCTAAGGCGAAGCCAAAGGCTTCGAAGTCGGCTTCAAAGACCAGCCGTAAGGCTGAGATTGAGGCTGTTCTTACCTCTGGTAAGAAGCTCAAGAGAGCAGAACGTTCCGTTCTGAACAAGGAGCTTCATGCTCTCCTCCAAGAGGAGAGAGCAGCTGCTCGTTCTTCGAAGAAGAACAAGAAGACTGTTCGACGACCTAAGAGGTCGTCAGCAGCTGGTCTTGAGCAAGCTCAAGCAAAGCAGAACACTGCCAACAAAGTTGGCAAAGCAGTGAAGACCAAAGTCGTCAACGCAGTTGACGGTGGTGAGGCTCAACCTTTTGAACCTCGGAAAGAGGTTCAGGTAGTCGAACCGAAGGTTCGAAAGAAGGAAAAGATGAAAATGACTCTCCTTCCAGGAGAGTCTCCAGAGGAAGCTATGGCTCGGCACCGCTCGGCAGTGCTGGAGCGAGAGCGACTGGAGGCAGAGGCGTTGATTGCCTCTGGCAATCCAATGTTGGAGCCATCTTTTGCTCCCGCAGTTTAAAACGAAGTTTTAGTTAAACCCTATAAATCAAAGATTTATGAAATCATTCTTTTTTGACCTCCCCGAAGGGGGAGTTGTGCGCTCTTTCGAGAGCATAGACGCAGCCACCAAGTGGGTGGAGGACTTTATGGTCGAGTCCGATGACGACCTCGTGTACTTCCAGCTCGCGAGCGAGGGTCAGCGTGCGCTTGATCGAGCTGCGCGTGGATACTGGGCGGTCGAGTGGGACTGGTGGGAGTCGGAGTTCGTCAACCACCACTTCGCTCGTGATTGATTGTAAATCAATCATTTATTCTC